GCGAAGTGTGCAAAGGAACCGGCGTAAAGCCCGAAGGCTGGACTGCCGAGAACGATCGCTTCGGCAACCCTGTCGATGAAGAGAACCACGACATCAAATCAGACGAGCCAGAAGTGGCCGTCGTTGCGGAAGGCGACAAGCCTAACGAAGTAGAGGCTCTCCCTGTTGAGGAGATGAAGTCTGTCAATAAGAAGGATTACTCCGAAGAGCAACGTGCCTCAATGGAAGAGTCCGGTGCGGCTATGGAGGGTGGTGGCTTCCCAATCAAGACTGTAAAGGACTTGAAAAACGCTATCCAATCAATCGGCCGTGCGAAGGATCGTGCTGCCACTATTGCTCACATTAAGTCTCGTGCAAAGGCTCTCGGCCGTGAAGACCTCATTCCCGACACCTTCAAAGAAGTAATGCACGACGAAGCAACCTTGAACCAAGTTCGTGCCGGCCTCGTTGCACTCATCAAGGCTGAACTCGATGAAATGCTTTCTGGTGAAGAGAACGAAGTATGCGACGTTAAAGAACTTCTCTGTGCTCTCGAACTATTCCTCTGCTGGTGGGATAATGAATCTGACGAAGGCGAAACTCCTGCGCCGTTTATGAAGGAAGAAGAGGAAGACGACACTATGGCTTACATTGGCTTAGGCGTATCCGCAGACACAATCAAAAAGGCTGCCTCTGTTGAGGCCACCGAAGAAGATAAGAACTCACTCCGTACCGAACTCCGCAAGGCTCTCGGTATTGGAGATGAAATCATTGTTGCTATCGATCAACTATCAACGCAAGAAGAGATCATCAAAGGTCTAAAGTGCGAGGTTGAAGAGATAAAGGCAATGGCGACAAAGGGTGGACCGGCTCTGCGTCAAACGGCAACACAAGCGAACAAGGCTGCTGATGTGGAACGGCTCTCCTCGGAAGCAGCACGCCTTCGCAAGATCGCTGCCGAAGTATCAAACCCCGATTACAAAACACGCTACTTGTCTAAGGCCGAAGAACTCGAATCTGACGCTCGTAGCATTTCTCGCAACTAAATACTTCTAGAAAGGAAGTACCCTAATGGCTTTTGCAGCCCCAAATATTGACGAACTGTTCGGTGGGCTACCTGCCGATCAGCGTCTCGACCGCTTTGAATCATTCAAGTCGGCCATGTCTGCCTGTCACCAGAGCACCGCTCGTGGCGTTCAGGACGGCTCCCTCGGTTGGAACGGTAGTGCTATCACCAAGAGTGCAAGCACCGCCGATCGTGCTGCGGAACTTCGTTCAGAACTGTCGAAGTCATACAATGCCGAGCAGATCGCTGATGTGACTTCTGCGCTTGACCGCATTGCTTCTGGCGACGTACAGAAGGACTGGTCGCTGACCAACCCTCTGAACACCGTTCCATTCGGCGCAACCGGTATGGTTCCCTACAACCTCGATCCTGCTCTGGCTATGCTGGTTCCTCGTTCGTTTGTCCTTCGCAACTCGACGCCTCGTATCGGTGCTGTTGGTCAGGCTTTCGAATTCCGTCGTATCCTCGGTGTATCGAACTCCGGCACTGGTGGCGTTGCTAACCTCAACACCTTCTTTGCTGCTGGTAATTCGGCACAGTTCCCAGCCGGTGGACTTTCACTCAACCGTCCTAGCAAGATTTCATACGCCTCTGACCGTGTGGTTCTCTCACACAAGCAGCAGGGTGTATCGGACAGCGTTGATATGACTGCACAGTTTGCTGGTCAGGGCTTCACCGATCTGCGTCAGTTGAGCCACACGGCTGCTATCTGGTCGCACATGCTCGGCGAAGAGCGCAACATGGCCAATGCTCGCAGCAGTGCTCTCGTATTCGGTGCTGGTACGCCAGTCGCCGCAGTCGATTCTGGCACGCTGCTTACCGGCCTCCCAGCCGGTGCTGCCACCGTTGTTGTGACTCCTATCTCGTCAATGGGCGAAGGTCAGGGTGTCGCTGCCGGTTCAATCACCGCAGTCGCAGGACAGGGTGTTAAGTTGACGACGGTTCCAGCACTCAACGCTGGTACTCTCGGAATCGCCACCTACGTCACGATCACCTCTGGTGGTGCGATCTACAAGGGTGTGACTCCTCGAACTGACGGTACTTCACCTACCACGTTCGTGCTTGTCTCAACGGCTCCTAGCACTTCGACTGACAACGGCTCGTACTCGGCTAACGCCTACGACGGCTACGTTCAGACGCTGACCGGTGCTAACTCTGGATACGTAAAGGCTTTGAACGGTGCTCTTAGCATTACCGAGCCTGGTGCGGAATTTCAAGACGCATTCGCCAGCCTGTTCGCTAGCGTTATCGGAGACCCCGACGTAATCATCACCACTGCTGCTGTTCGTCGTTCGCTCGCCAAGGCGTTCCAGACCGGAGGCTCTAACGGCTACCGTCTGAACTACTCGGTTGGTTCCGACGGTGCGACTGTTGGATCAGTCATTGACGCTGTGCAGAACGAAAGCACCGGAAAGATGTTGGACGTTATCGCCCACCCTTACCTCCCTGCTGGCGTTGCTTTGTTGCACACTCGTAGCCTTCCATTCCCAGACTCCGGCGTTGCCGAGACGGTTCAGGCCGTCAATGTTCAGGATATGCTGGTTATTGAGTGGCCACAGATTCAACTCGGTTACGATCTGTCGACCTACCAGTACGGTACGCTTGCGTTCCGTGCTCCTGCTTGGTCGGCCGCAATCACCAACATTTCGGCTTAGTAATAAGTCAGAAGTCGTCGGTCTAAGACCGGCAAACTGCGAGGCGGCACTAGGGGTTTCTCTTTCCTCTAGTGCCGCTTTGCTCTTTCCAAGGATCGTTTATGTTTAGTAGTATCAAGAAGGTAGTGATAGACGAAGTATCTAGGAATCTCCTAGTCTTGTTGTCGCAACCATTCCGATACACAATTTTTACGAAAGAGAAAAAATGCGATTAGTAGGAAGTGACAAAGGCTTGAAGGAAGTCAGCGTCGGTGGCTCCGTTGTTCCAAGATCGAAGGACGGTACGTTTCACGTCTCTGGTGCGGCAGCCTTTCTTCTTCGCAAGTCAGGAGATTTTGCTGTGGCAGGTATTACATTCCGCAATGCAACCGGCTATCGCTGCCAAGATTGCGCATTCCTATCGCTCTTCCCTAAGTGCAAGTGCGGATCGACAAATACCATTGTGGAAGAAGACGACTAATGGCAATCGCCTCGTGGCACCTAATAGAGAACAATCGAGTTCCATACGTCACGGCTGACGAGGTGCGAGGCTCCGCTACGGCTTCTGGTATTGACTTCTCCAACCTAGTTGAGAACGCCTCTGCCGGCGTACAGGAGCAGGCTCTTCAAGCCCTGATCGTAATGGCCTCCACAAAGGCAGACAACTACGTTTATGGTGCTTTAGGAACATTGTGCGCCACGCTCGAAACAGAGACAGGACGATACACGGCAAACCGTCAAGGTCAAATTATTGTTCAGCCTTATCAATGGCCGATTATGGAAGTGCGAAACTTCTCTATTGGCTATGGACCCGGAGTCGGAATGAACACCGTCGCCGTGACCAACAACAACTGCTTCATTGAACGCTATGAGTTTATTATTACGCCTATCTATTCGACGGCTCTAACAATTGGAACACTCGGACAGGCAATCGGTAGTGCTTGGTCTAGTGGCGTAAAACAGTTCGTCGAATACACCTATGTATCTGGTTTTGCCAACACCTTTTCCAACGGATCAATCGCAAAAGGCTCTACCTCATTCGTCGTTGATTCCTCTATTGGTATCTACGCAGGTTCAAGTATAACTATCTGGGACGGTATGAGAAATGAAGTTATTACGGTCAGTTCCTCGTATGACGGAAGCAGTCTGACTATTCCTATTACCAGCCCTACGAAGTACGCACACGGAGACAATGTAAATGTTTCGGCATTGCCGGCCACCGTAAAGCAGGCCGTTATTCACTTCGTCGTTGCTATGGTAAAGCAGCGTGGTCAGGGTGGCCTTGTAATCAACGAGATTGGCGAACCTATGGCAACGAGTTCTAGCACCGTCACCTCGCAGGTTGATGAGGCTCTCGGACTAGAACTGCTTGATGACTTCCGTCAAATATGGGGTCGTGCATAGTGTCTCGTGCTTCCGTTCGAGAAACAATTGCTACATACCTTGAAGGAGCAGGTATTACTCACCTGTCTTCGGTAAAGCGTCACCCACCGAAGTTCACAAGCGAGCAAGAGTTCTATCAAGACGACGATCCTTCGCACAACTCCGGTGTGATTATTTTTATTTATTTTGCAGCACAAAAAGAAACTCGTATTGCGCTCGGTGGCGCACACGACGGTCGCAAGGCTCGTGAGTACGAAGTTCACCTCGATTGCTACTTGCGATCTAACCACCGTAAGTCACAGGAGGCCGGAGAAGATAACGAGGCCTTCCTAGACAGCCTTACCGCAGCGATAGAGGCCGATCGCAACGCTGGTGCGCCAACCATAATCTTCCAATGGGGAGAGGGAACGTTTCCCGGATCGGCAGACATAGAAGTAGATTCTGACTACCCTCGTCTCATCAATGGTGGTGGCAGCGTCACACAGATTTACAGTAGTGTTCGTGTGTCGGTTGTAGAGATTCTAAATACATAGGAAAACAAAATGGCTAAGTTTGTATTCAAGGGAGAAGCGGAGACTGTCTATGTCGATGTTGCAGACAGCAACACCGGAGGCACCTTGCTCGCCATTCCCGGAGAGACATACAATCTGACCGAAGCACCAGACGACCTGTTTGTTGCGGAGAGCAAGAAGACTGCGCCAGCAGCAGACCCAACAGAGGAAGTTAAATAATGGCGTTTCAGGTATCTAATGGATTCGTAGGCCTCGGCATTGAAGGAACACGAGGAACCCTCTCGTCTGCCATGAAGTTCATTCCGGTGACTTCGCCACAAACCACACCACAGCAGACCTTCCTTCGTGACTCTGCCTTTCGAGGATCGCCTGTCGCCACCTACGACCACGTCGCAGGAGTTGGTAGCACTTCATACGACGCCAAGTTCAACCTCTATTCAGACACTTTCCCATTGCTTTCTCGTGGCATTCTTGGAGGAACCGACGCTGCTACTGCTAGCGGTGGCAAATACCTTCACGCAATCTCGCTTCTCAATGCTCCTACCACCGGCTCGCAGCCTCCTTCGATCTCTATCCAAGACTTCGACGGTGCTAACACCTTGCAGATTCTTGCAGCGCAGATGAGCACTTTGAGTTTCACGTTCGGCGCAGAAGCAGCAGCCGAGGTCACTACGAAGTTGGTAGGCAACCTCTTTACAAATGCTTCCGCTCCCACGCCAACATTCGGCACCGTGTCATTGATTCCGGGCTGGAACATTGCGACCACTATTGGTGGCACTTCATACGGCTATGTATCGGACGGAGAAATTACTATCGAGCGCAGTGCTGCTCCTATCTTCACCGGAGGACAGCAAGGGCCGAAGTTGTCCTTTGCCGGACCTGTCGAAGTGACCGGACGAATCACGCTCGTGACCGATACGGCCAATGACCCATTCCTCGTAACCGGCTCCCCTGCCTTCGGTATGGGTCGCTCACCACAGGCCACCTCAATCGTGTTCACCGATCCTGCCACCTCCGACACCATTACGGTTCAGATGAGCGCAGTTCAGTTCCACGATCCTAAGCGCAATCGTGGTAAGAACTACGTCGAAACGGAAGTATCATTCACGGCCAATGCCAACGTCACCGACAGCGGTGGTACCGGATACTCCCCTATTAAGATCAGCACTCTGAACTCAATCTCAACTCCCTTCTAATAGTTTGGAGTAGTCTGTATCTATCTGGCGAAAGGGAAAAAATGCCATTAGTGCAACTACCAAACAACGAGTCGGCCTCTCTTCGAGAGCGTGGCGAGATTATTGAGCGAACGGCTCGGACAATCGATCGTGCATTTACGCTCGCACAGGTCACGGCCGTAAAGATTGCTTCTAAGAACTTCGATCCAACAGACCAGACGACTTGGACTGCCATTGGGGATTTGACGGAAGAAGACTACGATCGCATGGACGGCTATCAGGCGCACCTGATTGTCGGCTTCGTCAAGTCATGGACGCTCGGAGATTTGCCGACCTTAGAGACGGTTTTAGACCTGCCTCGTGGCACATTTGAGTTGCTCGCCAAGGAGTGCGCCGACCTCTGGAACAAGACGGAAGAGTTCAGCCCAGACG